AGCGGCAGCAGCTACAGTTGCACCAGCAACAAGAGGCTTGTAGTACAAGACCCAAGTAACCGCACCCGTATCCGCAGCATCTAACACATGAGCAATTGTAAGTGCTGCTTGCGCGTCACCTATAATTTGCCCTGCTCTACCCGAAGGAGTTGTTACATTAGGAACAGAACCCACTACAGGAGTGCCACCAGTACCATTTAAGATTTCAGCGGATAAACCAGGTAATGCGTACATTGTGCCTACTGCATCAGTATCAATGGTCGTAGCCGCGCATAAATCAACAGAATTTGTTACATCTCGCAACTTCATGGTTGCAGCACCACCAATAACGGTAGTTACTTCTCCAGAAAGATGTGTGATTAAACAACGACCTGTTACAGTAAATAAATCATCTGTACCAGAACCATCCGCCAAATTACTTACTTTAGACACTCTAAAACCTAATACTGGATCATATCCACCTAATGGGTCCATTAAAGCTTCTAAACGTTCAAGTACACTACCATCTACGTTAGCAACTACTGTAGCACTTGAAAACGCATTATCAGCATTATCTGCACCAATTGCACCAAGGACTGTAGTAGCTGAATCAGTTACCGTTGTGCCATCTGTACCTAATGCTGTGGACGTTCCGGTAGATACGGCAGCAACTGCGACATCATCAGAACCTGCAAAGTTATAACCACCACGTGCTTCAAAACCAGTTACAGACCAAGTAGCAGTAGTGTTGTTAGTTACGTTTTTAGTTAATACGGCTGATTCATTATAGAAACGGCCACTTACTTGCACGTTGGCGCAAGCTGTGGTGCGCATGTCTACAACAGCAGTACTTGCTTTACCAAAGAAATCTACATCAATTAAAGCATCAATGACACCAACTAAATCAACGCAACGAGTCATTGCATCACCAGCAGCAAAGCCTCTATGTCTTAATTTAAGTTTAAGGTTGTCACCAGCAGTGGTTGTTTTAACAACTGAGATGAATTCTACAGAAGCAGACGTATCGGCTGATTCAATGTCTAATTCACATCCAGCAGCTTCAACAGAAATACCAGCTACAACTGAATCAACTGTTGCAATTACTTTTATACCCTTAATAGAGCAATTAGCACCAGAAATTATAATCTGTGATGCAGTTGCACTAAAAGATAAAACAGGTTTAAGATTACCTTCGCCCGTGCCAATAACAGCTACACCAGCTACATCCATTACGATAGTAGTAGCGCTTGATACTGTTTCAGCGTGACCAGGTAAAATAACAATCTTGTCACCACGATTGGCAACACATTTATTAATAGCAGCATCAATAGTAGCTAATGGGCGAGATGAACTCGTGCCAATATAGCTATCTGATCCCACATGACCATTTGGGGGTGATACTGTGCTATTACACACATAAAACACCTTACCTTTTTGATGCACATTCAAGTTTACACCTGAAATTTGTACACCATCTATGAAACTTCCAAAATTACTTCTTGACATTTATCACCTCTATCTTATATAGACCGAAGTCCGGCCCCCTAACCACAATCGTTAAGGGGATGAACTATATTTCGATTATTGTCCTGCGTTACAAATAACTTGTCTGAAGTCACCATAAAGGGTCACGTACATTTCACATGCTGTTACCAACACGTCTCTTGTAGTAGGTTCTTTAAATGAATCAGTAGTAACACCTTCAAACTCAGCCAAGATTAAACCTTTTTTAGCATCTGTAGTTAAGAAGAAAGCATTAGCAGAAGTTAAACGTTTCCAGGGGATGACTCTAGCAATGACATTCTGATTGTAGATGGCACTTACTGCATTAGTTGCATCAGTGTTTCTATAACGAGAATTGACAATACGATCAGCTTCAAAACGTAGACCTTGTGGAATTACTAAGTCCATCGTTTGAACGTCTGAAGGTAATCCATCAGGATTTACAAGATTATCTGCGAGTGTTACCATAGATTCTATTGCTTCTTCTGACAAATTAATTGCTGGAGATAAAAGATTAGATGCCGTACCACCTGCTTGAATAGGGTGATCTGTAGCGCCTAAAGTCTTTGTATCTGGACCAGTTGTAACAGCGTAGTTATTTAAAACTTGTGCCATGTTAAAGTCTTTCGTTTGTTCTAAGGATTTTAAGATTTCTTCCCCTAAAACTTCTAATTGACTTTCATAAAGATTGTATTTAATAGCTTCCATTGTAATGCGCGCAGCTTTGCTGTACACGATTACTGGTTTTCTAAATACCCAATCTTGGTCTACGGAATCTACCTGTACGGGAGCCCCTTGACCTTTTTGTGCAGCGTAACCCATTCCTGCTAGTTGTACCATTTCCCAAAAACCCTTCTCTGCTTTTACTTTTTCAAAAAGTTCAGAGCCTGGGCCTTTGTAGGCACCACTACGGTGTTCGATAATTAAATCGATACCTTTTTGCAGTAATCGAGGTTCGCTACCTGTTGTAATGCGACCTGAATTAGCCATTTTACTATACCTCTAAATATCTATTAATTAAACACCAGCAGTACCAGTACCACCACTATTTTCAATATTGTTTAATTGAACCATAATGGATGCGTTTAGCGCACCTGGAGTGTTATCTGCGGTATCTTCATATGCAATCATTTTGACTTGCAATGTAGCCGTTGTGTCTGTAGTAGATGAATCCAACATTACAGTCGATTGGCCTGTTACAGTATCACATTCAGTGATAGTTGTACCGCCACCATTGCCAGTTAAATTAGCATTTTCGCCAATATCACCAACAGCAGATGTGCCATCTTCAGTAATTGCGTAAACATCCTCATGATTTGCTTTGCGAACTAAGACATACGTTGCTACTGCTGAAGCTGCATATCTGGAATCTAAATCCATGCCAGATGCTACAAATTCTTTTAAAACGCCTTGGACTACACCGAAAATAGGATCACCAGAAGCGCAAAGAGCAACATTTTTAGAATAAGGACCGCCAGCTACTTGTGCTGAACCACCTGCTGTTTTAACAGGATCGCCAATACCAAGCCGCTCCGATGCTGAATGAACACAAGTCATTAAGGCTTGATCCACTCTAGCTTCCTTCAGTCTTAGGCCACCTTTTTTAATTACGTTAGCCATTTATTTATACCTCTAAATTGTTATTCATGTTAGACTCGTTAACCTCAGAGTCTGTCATTTTAATTTTATTGCCTTCTTTTTCGATCTTTCTTCCCGTACTAGACGCTATATATCGTTCGAGGGTTCGTTTGGCACGTGCTTTTTCATCTTCTTGTATTTTGTCTTTATCTTTGCATACCACCATAAATTCCGATTTACCTTTTCCAGCTTTTAGGATAGGGTGTTTTCGTAAGGCAGTTTCGTTTGCATTATCTGGAGCATCAGAACGATAGTCCACAACAGGTTGATCGTCATGCACTACATCCCAACCTGAATCTAAATAAGTATCAAGATTAGTTCCGTTTGGATCATAATCTTCATCTACACGAATTAAAGCATAGGATTTATTAGGGTTGACTTTCATTAAATCTACAATCTTTCTGCGCACATTTTGTCTGCGGATTGTTTCTTCTCGTCTTAAATTAGTAAAATTAGTCATTATTCTAAATCCTCGTCTTTTTTCATGGCTTTTAAAAATTGTGAAACAGTATAAGGTTTCACGTCTTTAGGGTCTTTTTTAGCTTGTGCTTTCTCAGCAACACGCTTAAGTACGTTAAACATATTCTTTTGATTGCTCGTCAATTTCGAGAACTGCGAAGCATCAGTATTATCCCCTATTGCGGATCGAGCTACAGCAGATTGACCTGGAGATAAATTAGGTCTAGGCACTCTGCTAGAATCAGTTGTTAAAGTAGCAAACTTAGCAAATTCTGGTTTAGAGCTTAGTTCATACTTCATCTGATCTTCAATTTCACGTAACAATTGAGGATAGGTGATTTGTGGATTAAGCGCTGTCACACGATTGCTAATATCTATTGATCGAGCTTTTAATTCTGGAACGTTATACCAGGTTGAATTGCGTTCTAAGAAAGCTTCATCAACTTGTCTACGTTCTTCGTTTAATTTTGTAAAACGTTCTTGTTCTTGTGTAGCATCCTGCCTATGTTTAGCTTCCGTAAGTTTTTCTACAGCATCAACATCACCTATTGCTTTAGCTTGCGCCAATTCTTCAGTTAAACGTTGACGCATTTGTAATTTATGATTTTCTATTACTTGTTGCTGATATTTTAAAATTTCTTCAATATCTTTATCGCGCTTCTGGAGTGTTTTCTTAAGTTCAATTACTTCGCCAGTAAGATTAAATTCTTTGGCTGTTTTATAATCTTTGGGATCACCACCAGCAGCTACAAATTCTTCTAGGCTTTTATGGCCATAAGATTTTGCTTTTTCCGTTTCTTCGACTACAGCTTCTGTAGTAGTTTCTGTAGTTTCTGTTAATTCGTCTGTTGTTTCAACTTCTGTTTGTTCTAATTCATTTTCTAATTCGTTACTTTCTGTGCTCATTAGACCACCTCTTTAGTGTCTTTTTTAGTGTCTTTAGTTTCTGTTACTTCTTTAGTTTTTGTTGCTTTATGATACCCTTGAATATCACAATCATTTAGAAAGTGATAGGTATCTGTCGGCTCTAGCCTACTTGACTCATTTGGAATAAACAATACTACATCCCCAATATCGGGGGTATAGCCTACATCACCATATCGACTTTTAAAGTAATCTCCGAAAGCATCTGGAGCCTTTTTTAAAATTCGTCCTTTAGAAATAGGCACGCGCTTTTTAGCAATAACGTGTTTAGTTCGTCCTGTGTCCATATCCGTCTGTTCTTCGGTAGTTACAAGAGTTATTCTATTTAAAAACTCTGTAGATACGGTTCCTTTTGTTTCTGATGCTATTCTAGCTTTAATTAATGCTTCTGAATCTTCTTTAATTGTTTCGATTACTAAACGTCCTAAAAATGGTTCTGGTAAATCTTCTATACTAATCATTTATAGCCTCTTTAGTTGTAGTAAGGTCTGTAACGATTCTTAATGCTTTAATTTGTCCAACTACCTGTATATATTCCCTTAACAACTTTTCATTCGTGGGGGTAGTCAATAAAACACCACTTGCTAACTTTTCCTTTAATGCTTCAATTTCTTTATTTATTAGCATCCTTAATTGCCTAGTGCCTGTTGATACTTTCCATAAGGGGTCTTTAATTTCATCTAAATCAACTTCTTTCATAGTTACCTCAACTTTAGGTACTTGTGTTTAGAAACTATCTTTACTTGTCATCACTAGTGTTTACTTTAGCCGCTCTAGCAGCAGTCTCCATTGCTTTAGCCTGGGTATCTGCATTCTTGTCTTGAATGTTAGCCATTTTAATATCATGCTTTGCATCGGCTTCCATTTTAGCTACTTTAGCACCAATTTCATTGATCTTTGTTCTAAGTTCTGTTTCTTCTAACTGTACACGCTTTGTGTCATTTTCTACTTTAGTGGCTTCAAAACTAGCTCTTAATTTTTCTAGTTCAAATTCTTGATCAGCAATTTTAGTCTTTAATTGAATTTCTAATACTTTAGGATCAGGACCTTGTTGCTGTTGTTGTACTAATTTGTCTGGATTTTCAAATTGCATTCCAGACCAGTATCTTAAAGCTGCTTCTTGCGGATTTGTTACACCGCCGAACACTTGCATACCATCAATAAGGGCGCGACATTTAGCGAACTGGGTAGCTTCTGAAGCCATGGTAGGATCGGCTACTGGCACCACATCTGTAATATCTTCATTAAAGTCATCTTTAGTGACTGCTATTACTTCGCCCTGAAACTTAGCGTACTGTTCTTTATCAAGATGTTTAGAGTACAAATGAAACATCATTTGGAATTCTGTTTGTTCCGATATAATTTTATTTGATATAATGGGTTTAAACGCACGTGTAGCTTGCTCTGTCATAGCTAGAGTTGTAGTAGCAGGGACATTCTGCATTTCAACGTCACCAGTTAAAATGTCACTTATAAAGCCACTGTTTTTACCAGTATCGATTAATAGTTGTAAAAGAGCTAAAAGAACCTGTGAGGGTTCTTCCATAGGCATTTTAATAATTTGTTCTTGCGGATTAATAGCTGAATCACAATCCAGCACTTCAAATTTGCCTAGTGTAAAAGATATTTCTCGTTCTCTTGTTTTAAAGGCTTTGGTAACAAAACCAGAGACTGCTGAGGCGTTCTTTAATATGCCCGCGTCTATCAGTTGTCTTAAAATAGACGTAATAGCTTTATTATTATGTAGTAGTAAATAATTTAAGCCGAGAGAGTAATACTTGCCATCAGGTGAATGTATACAATGACGATCAACAATGTCCAATCGTCTTTTAATGGTCTGAACCATTCCGTAATGATCCGATCCTTCTTCTACAACAACTTCAATGTCTTTTTCTTCAAATGCTGGCACAATACTAAAGAGCATTTCTTTGCCAGTGTGTACATAGCATTTGTAAGGTTCTGCATAGCCATCATCATCTAAATCAATATTAGTATGCTGGCATAAAAATTCGTAAACAGGTTGCTCGTCATCCCCGTCATTTCTAACACCATTTTCAGAAGCTGAATACGGTACAAGGAGTTCTAAATCTAAATCTAAAAAGTAACCTGATCTAATCTGCTCCACTACCTGATTCTTAGTTAAGTAATGCTTAATAGTTACGCGAGGAGCTTCTTCTAAACATGAAATATTATGATTAATGATTACATTTTCAGGGTCTAACAGATAACTTTTAACGTCTTTGGTAACAAAATCATAAGTGACGTATTTAAAGCCTGTGCCCCAACCTGAGACAATTCCATCTAATTTAATATCTTCTGTGCGCCACGTTTTACTTTGCACCAACAGTTTATAATTCATGAACCCAGATACGCGCTTAGACTTATCTTGTTTAGCCCACATCATTTTAGGTTGAGGTGGGGGAGGCGGTTGCTGGCCTTGTTGCATAGCTTGAGCAGCTTGTTGTTGATACTCAGGAGAATTAACGTATTGTTTAATTTGTTCTAGTTCGCCCGGATCAGGTATTTGTTGATCCTTGCCCAGTACTGTGCATTCGACTGTACGCCCATTTCGCACGGTATGTGAACTTAAGCGGGATGCTAATTGTATAATCGCGGGAGCTAAGAGAGGGAAAATAATCTTGCATTGCCCTTCAAATAAATCTACTTTTCCTCCTCCATCTTCTTCGCAATGCTTAATAATCCTCATTGCTTCACGATTAACACTCAACCAATCTTGGCGAGTCTTATCATCAACTTTATAACCACTGATAATATCCCTAGCAATTTCTGTTTGCCTTTCTTCTGGCAAATCCTCAGCAAGATTGCGCTTAGTGATTAATTTTAACAACTTGTCGATTTTCGCCATGATTCCACTTTAGTCATTGTGCTTGAAGGATATCGTAAAAATACATTATCATTGTCTGCACTACGTAACCAGAATTCATTTTCATCCTCTGAGACTACAAGGTAGTGCCCTTGGAGTTTGGTATCTTTATATGTAACTTCATCCCCAATTTTAAATTCCATTTATTAGTATCCTGTTAAGGGATCAAAACCGGAACGTTTAGATTTTTGACTACGAGCGTATGTAAACTCATCAAACTCAGAAGTTGCTACGTAGTCGAACTTAGATTCCATGTACTTCAAAGCGTCCATAGCATGATCTTTCTGATTTCTAGCCGGCACATTAGGGTCTTTAGTATCAAAACGGTATAATAAAAATTCTTCTTTTGTATGCTCAAGATTATCAAAAATCTTACATGAACCGTTTTCAAACTTATTTTGTAGCCTAGATATACCAATGATAGAATTGTCACCAGCAGTGATATCAAGTCCATTAGCTTTAAATAATTCTACTAATAGTCTCCCATCATCCTGTCTACCGCCTCCTGATGGATCGCCTATCCCTTTTATCCATTCTCCGCGTGCCTTAACATTTAAAGCATGTACTTGAGTAGTTCGATGTGTTTCGCTGTAGTACTCTGCGTAGATATAAAGTATGTGCGTATGCGGGTCTTTAGCTCCCCACAACACTGCTGTACAGTGATGGCCGTAATCTATTGCGAATGCTCGTGGCCAGTATGCGGGAATCTCAAAAGGTTTAACAAATACTTGATCTTCTGAATACGGGTAGATTCGTCCTGAACCTAGCGCAATTGCTCCATTTAAACGTGATTGTAATTCTGATCCGCTAAATTCTTGTTTATACGCTTCTATATCTTCTTGGGAGAAATGTGCTGCATCTCCTAGTTCAAGAAATAGCTGTGTTACGTATTTCTGAGGGTCGTTAGGATGTTGACCTTTAGGATAGCGCCCACCCGGTGCCCATTTCATCATGACATCTGTTAGTCCTTTATGCGAAGTGGCAACTAAGATGCCGATTCCGGGTTCTTTTTCTGATGTTCCCCTTAGACGCGCTATACACTCATTGTAGATATCTGCTGGTGGTTCTTCATCCCATAACACACCATCAATATTTGCAGCAGCTAAATTTTCACGTTTTTGATCAGTGGATTTAATACTTATTGTACAAACATGCCCGTTAATATGTCTAACCTTGATACTATCAACTGCACCACTGGCACCAGACCAAGCCCCACAATCGAGTAAGACATCTTTAGGTATTAATCCTGTGCCTCTATCTTCATCTAAGATGGTTTGACCAATCAATAGTTTCTGTAAAGATTCACGAAACGTTTTAGGGGATTCTGTAACAATCCACCATTCTTTAGGATTCTTTTGGCGCTTTCCTGGCCACCATTCGGGATATCTTCCAGTGACATGATAGACTAATTCA